TGAGGAGGGGACCTTTAATCTCATGGATATGGATTAAAGTTAAATCCAATACAAAAAAAGGGGATCATGAGATCCCCTTTTTTTTTGGGTCTCTATTGATATAAGGGCCATTTTTTGCTGACGTGTTTTTGTTTAACCCACACCCCCACATATATGGGTGTGGCGATTTTTTTTGACCTTATAAATAACTATTTACTCAAACAATTACCAAAAAAATACATTTCACCCCCCCTCTTCAATTGGGACCCCTATTGAGGTACCATATTTCACATAGAGAAAAAACATTTTGAGATGCCTGCACAAAATACAAAACTAGACCATGTACCAGATGATGCTCTAAAAGAGATAGTAGCTATTCAAGATCGCATCAAGAAACTTAAAACCAGCAGTAAAGCCAAGAAAGACTTTATTCATTATGTCAATCAAGTATGGGACGGCTTCATCGAAGGCGAACACCACAAGCTCTTTGCGAAAAAGCTCGAAGCTGTAGCTCAAGGCAAGTGCAAACGCCTAATCGTTAACATGCCCCCACGTCATACTAAGTCTGAGTTTGCATCTATTTACTTTCCTAGCTGGGTCATGGGACTCAAGCCCGACATGAAAATCATGCAAACAACTCACACCGCCGAACTCTCGGCAAGGTTTGGGCGTAAGGTGAGAAACCTTATGGATACTAATGAATACAAACAAATATTTGAAAACGTTAGCTTATCAGCTGACTCCAAGTCCGCAGGTCGGTGGGAGACGAACAAAGGCGGTGAGTATTTTGCTGCTGGAGTCGGTGGCGCGATTACAGGTCGAGGCGCTGACTTACTGATTATTGATGATCCACATTCTGAGCAAGATGCCCTATCACCATCTGCACTTGAGTCAGCGTATGAATGGTATACCTCTGGACCCCGCCAGCGTTTACAGCCAGGAGGTACGATTGTAATTGTGATGACAAGATGGAGCACTCTTGATCTTACTGAAAAGTTGATTCGCAGAATGGCTGAGCCACACGCTGATCAATGGGAGATTGTAGAGCTACCTGCCATTTTAGAAAGTGGAGAACCTTTGTGGCCCGGCTACTGGAATATTAAAGAGCTTGAATCAGTTAAAGCATCTTTGCCTGTTGCTAAGTGGAATGCTCAATATATGCAAAACCCCACCTCTGAGGAAGGGGCGCTGATCAAACGTGAGTGGTGGCAAATGTGGGAGCATGATGATCCACCACCATGTTCTTATATACTTCAATCTTATGATACAGCTTTTAGTGCCAAAGAAACTGCTGACTATAGTGCCATTACCACTTGGGGTGTTTTTAAACCTAGCGATGGAGCGCCTGAATCTATTATTTTGCTTGATGCCAAGAGGGGCCGTTGGGACTTTCCGGATCTTAAAACGAAAGCTTATGATGAATATATGTGTTGGCAACCGGACATGGTCTTGATAGAATCTCAAGCAAGTGGTATGCCTTTGACGCATGAGCTGAGAATGATGGGTATACCTGTGGTGAATTATCGACCCACTAAAGGGAAGGATAAAGTTACTAGAGTGCATAGCGCCTCGCCTGTATTTGAAGCGGGGATGGTATGGGCTCCTGACGCTATTTTTGCAGAAGAGGTCATAGAAGAATGTGCAGCTTTTCCGTATGGGGAAAATGATGACTTTGTAGATTCGACAACACAGGCTATACTAAGATTTCGTCAAGGTAATTTTGTGAAATTGGATTCAGACGAAGATGATGATGAACTAATACCAATACAACGAATTTATTATTAGAGGTAATAACAATGCCAAAAGTAGGAAAGAAACATTACTCATATACGCCTAAAGGGATTGCAATGGCTAAAGCTGCTGCAAAGAAAAAAGGTAAAAAAGTTTCGTATAAAAAGAAAAAGAAATAATCATGAGCAAAATAAAATTTATAAAGAGCATCTCTAGAATGACAAAGGATATGGCTGAAAGAATCAAAGACGGAAAAGTGGTCATGAAGTCAAAAGATCCAGAAATTCAAGCAGCCCTTAACAAAAAAGTTGATGAGCTGACTGGCACGAAACCAGCGACTGGCAAGCCCACCAAGATTGAAACTGTTACCACAGAAAAAGGTGTTCCCATCATTAGAGATGCTCGTGGCAATGTAAACAAAGAACTTACCAAGATGGCTGAAGATTTATTATCAGGCAAACCTAAGAAGGCGACTGGCACGAAGACTGTTCTTTCTCCAATGACACAGTTAAGAAACAAAAAATCCATAAAACCTAAGAAGGCGACTGGCACGAAACCAGCGCCGACTAAAGTTCCCAAAAATAAATCTACAGTTAAACCAGGGCCAACTAAAGTTCCTAAAATTAAAGCCAAACCTAAAAAGCTAGCTGGCGGTGGCATAGCCATTAAAGGACAGGGTAAGGCTTTCTTAAAATCTAAAAGATAAACACAGGAGAATATGGAATGGGAAAAATAAAAAAAGGCGCTGATTTCCTTAAAAAAACTATAGATAAGCTTAAAGATGAAAAAGCTGCAAGACGTAAAAGACGTATCGAAAGATATGGAGAAACTGGGGCAGATGCTGTGGAAATGGGTCACTTGGCAGCGTTTGTGGGAACCGCAGGAGCTCTAGATTATAGACAGCGAAAGAAAGAAAAAAAAGCTAAGCAAGGGAAAAAAAATAAAAAATACACTCCATCAAACAGAGCAGCTATAAAAGGTTTTGGCATAGAAAAAAAATAATGGCAACAGTAGACAAAGCAATTACAATTGACGAACAAGTAGATCTTAAAGTAAGAGATAGATCTAAAGGCATGGATATCGAAGTCGATATTCAAGAAGAACAACCAGAGCTAGATGCATTTGAACAACTCGATGATGGCACTCTTGTCTTTGGAGCAGTAACACCACCATTAGAAGATACAGATTTTTATGCAAACCTTGCTGAAACTATGGACGATCAAGATCTTGCGTCTATTAAAAATGATTTAATGGGTAATGTTGAAGCTGATAAAGATTCACGTAGAGAATGGGAAAAAACTTATCGTGATGGCCTTGAATATCTTGGCATGAAATATGAAGAAAGATCGCAGCCGTTTGAAGGCGCATCTGGTGTTATGCATCCATTGCTTGCAGAATCTGTAACTCAGTTCCAAGCGCAAGCATATAACGAAGTTTTACCCTCTCAAGATCCTGTAAAAACCCAAGTTATTGTAATGTCAACTCCAGAAATATACCAGCAAGCATCAAGAGTTCAAGAGTTTATGAACTATCAGCTTATGCAAGTGATGAAAGAATATGATCCAGAAACAGATCAAATGTTGTTTTATTTACCACTTTCTGGTTCAGCTTTTAGAAAAGTTTATTATGATCAAACAGTTGGCAGAGCTGTTTCTAAATTTATCCCAAGCGAAGATTTAATTGTCCCTTATGGGTCTACTGATTTACATAGCGCAAGTCGTATCACTCACTTGGTTAATATGTCTATGAATGACATACGCAAATTGCAACAAGTTGGATTTTATAAAAATATAAAACTTAATTATGGAAGCGTAGATCAAAATGATCAAAATGAAGTACAAGAAGAGATTGATGACATTCAAGGAATTAAACCTAGTTATTCAGATGATGAAACTTGTCAAGTTTATGAAATACATACAGACTGTGTAATACCAGGATATGAAGATTTAGATGCTAATGGCGAAGAAACAGGAATTAAACTTCCATATATTGTTACTATTGCTAATGACAAAGTTTTATCTATAAGAAAAAATTACAAAGAAAACGATGCTTTAAAACAACGCATTAATTATTTTGTACATTATAAGTTTTTACCAGGCCTAGGGTTCTATGGCTTTGGTTTAACTCATATGATCGGAGGCTTATCAAAAGCCTCAACTTCAATTTTGCGTCAGCTTATTGACGCTGGTACTTTATCTAATTTACCAGCTGGCTTTAAAGCTCGTGGAATTCGTATTCGCAATGACGATCAACCCTTACAACCAGGTGAGTTCCGAGATATGGATGCTCCCGGTGGAAGTTTGCGAGACGCCTTTGTGCCACTGCCGTTTAAGGAACCCTCTCAAACTCTCCTTTCTCTCCTGGGAATCCTTGTAGATAGTGGCCGGCGTTTCGCATCTATTGCTGACTTGCAAGTTGGAGATGCAAATACTAATGCTCCAGTTGGTACAACAGTTGCTTTATTGGAGCGTGGTACTAGAGTTATGTCTGCAATTCACAAAAGATTGCATGCAAGTCAACGTATAGAATTTACTTTGCTTGCTAAAGTATTTAGTGAATATTTACCAGAAAACTATCCATACCTTACTACTAATGGCAATCAAATAATTAAGTCTATGGACTTCGATGAAAGAGTAGATGTATTACCAGTTTCAGATCCAAATACTTTTTCAATGAGTCAAAGGGTTATGATGGCACAAGAGTTACTTACGACAGTACAAAGTAATCCAGAGATACATGGGCCCGATGGAATTTATGAAGCTTATCGAAGAATGTATTCTTCTATGGGGGTACAAAATATTGAGCAATTATTACCGCCTCCTCCACAACCACAACCAGTAGATCCTGCTAATGAAAATGCAGGGCTTATCTCAGGTACAGTTCAACAAGCATTTGCAGGACAAGATCATGATGCACATATCAATTCTCATTTATCTTTATATGGAACTGTTACTGCTCAAACTAATCCAGTAGTTTTATCTTTAATTCAAGCACATGTTTATCAACATATATCTTTAAGGGCTGCTGAAATTGTTGATCAACAAAATGCACAAAATCCAGAATTCCAAGAAATGTTACAACAAATTAATCAATTGCCACCAGAAGTTTCTATGGGTTATCAACAACAATTACAAGAAACTGTGGCTCGTGATGTGGCAGCAGTTGTTGCTCAATTAATGGAGCAAATCAATTCAGTCTTTATGCCACCCCCTCCAATGCCTGATCCATTGGTTGAATTAAGGGGTAAGGAATTAGATATTAAAGCTGATGATGTGCAACGCAAACGTGAAGAATTTTCACAAAGACAACAGTTTGATGCAATGAAAGCAATGCAAGGTAATGAGATTGCAGAACAAAGGTTACAAATTCAAAAAGAAATTGCTATGATGAAAGACGAAATTGCTCGTGAAAGAATCGAGCAGCAAAATCAATTTAAAGCAATGGATATCATGCGAGGCAACAAATGAGTTCAGTTAGACAAAAAATGGCAGCAGTGAATAAAGCTGCAATGAAAGAAGAAGAGGCAAAATTAAATGGCAATCAACCGATCATCAATGAGAATGCAAATATCGACATCGACAAGATCGCCAAAAAGGTCGACAAAGAAGCGGACAAAGTCCTTGCGAAAGCAACCAAAGAAGTTAAGTCTAAATCCAAAAAGCCTAAAACTGTCTCTAAGGCTAAGGCCAAAGTAGTTAAGAAAAAGTAATGCCTTTAAAAAAAGGTAGTAGTAAGAAGGTAATATCTGCTAATATAAAAGAATTAATTGGTAAAGGTAAAAAACAAAAGACTGCTATTGCTATTGCATTAGAAAAAGCAAAGAAGTCAAAAAATAAAAAGGTAAAGAAAAATGGAAAAAGTAAAAAACGTAAAAGCAAGCGTTAATATTAAAGATCAAGGTACTGTCAAGTATCCAACACCAGAAAAAATTGCAAATCCATCTGCACCAAAACCATATGGCGCTGGTAAATGTAGAGGCGGCAAAGCTGCTCTTAGAGGAACTAAGTTTAGCGGAGTTTATTAATGGCATTATTTAGCAGCAAGAGTGCTCCAGTAGCACCTATAGGCATTCAAAATCAGATGTATGGCCAACCCTCTAGAGTGCCTGGTTATTCTCAAGGCTTAAATCAAGCGCCCGGACATATGGCTCCAGCATTACCGCCAGAACCTTATCCAATAGGTAGGCCTACAGCAGTTGTAGGTGGGCCTGCTTATTACACACCTCCGGGTTTTCAAGCTCCACCCCAACCGACAGAAGCTTTCGTGCCAACAGATGTCATGCCTGACCCTATTGGTCAGCAATTCAGTCGTCAAATTCAAAGTCCTATGGGACAACAATTTGTTGATCAGTATATTGCTGGTCAAGCCCCAATAAGAGAAGCTGAAGCAGCAAAGCGTGCTGAAGAGATGGCGGCTCAAGATGCTAGATTCCAAGAAATGATGGCTCGCATTGCAGAACTAGAAGGTCAGTTGGCTACGCCTATGCCTGATGCACCTCCAGGAGTTCTACAACCTGTACCTTATATACCAGGCCAAGATACTTTTCCGGGATTACCAGATTATTTACAAAACTTAGACTTTAGTGGCTTGCCTGATATGAGTTTTGATTACGATAACATTATGCGTAATTATCAAATGCCTCCACCTCCGCAATCAGTCACTCCTGATTTTGAATCGTTTGACGAAGATATTCCAATACCAGATGATTTAAAGTCTATTCAAAATATTCCTGAACCATTTGATTTAGATCGTCCTTATCCCGGTTCTGTTGAAGATCCAAGTATACCTGGACTTATTCCTCCTAGTATTGTAAAACCCACAATACCTAACATACCTAATCCCTTTGTACCTAACGTACCTACCATACCTAAAATACCCCGTCATATAATTGACAAATTCAGAAGAAAGAGAAGATTGGGACCAACACCATAAAACACACATAGGCAAGAGAGAGCCATGGATAGCATAAAACTTGCAGAGTATTTTTTTAAAGCTCTACGCAAAAGAGAACAAGATTTGGTTGACAGTCTTTCAGCTGGGAATGTACAATCGATGGAAGATTACAAGTATCATATGGGTGCGTTATCAGCGATTCGTTCACTCATAGACGATTTAAAAGAAACGCTGCATATGGATGATATCGATGAATGACAAAGTCGCAGAAAAAATAGAAGAAAACGAAGAACCCTTTTCAGAGATTGATCAGGCTTTTGTTAAAGAAGAATCAAGAGTTTTAGATCCAACACTACTAAAAAAATCATTGTTAGACAGAATGCCAACTCCGACAGGATGGCGTATTCTTGTACTACCTTATCGTGGTAAAGGAGTTACTGAAGGCGGTATTCAACTTGTTAAAGAAACTGTAGATAGAGAATCTTTATCTACTGTTGTTGCTTATGTATTAAAGGTTGGACCTTTAGCCTATAAAGAAACAGAAAAATATGGAAACGAGCCCTGGTGTAAAGAAAAAGATTGGGTGTTAATTGGCAGATATGCTGGTTCTCGTTTTAAATTAGAAGATGACTATGAGGTTAGAATCATTAATGATGATGACATCATTGGTACTATTTTAGATCCTGATGATATTAAATCTTTATAAGAGAGGTAAAAAATGGCAAGTGAAGCAGAAAATTTAGATATAGAAATCACAGACGAAAAAATTGAAAAGGCAGCAGTGCCCGAAAAAAAACGAGTTGAAGAAAACGTTAGTGATGAACCAGTTGAAATTTCTATTGATGAAAAATCAGAAGTTTCTCCTGTAACCGAAGATGAAATAAAAGAAGATTTTGAAGTTTCTCCTCAAGTAGAAGAAAAGGCTAAAGATTTATCTGAAGTAGAAAAAAGAGCATCACTTGCACAAAATAGAATTAATAAAGCAGTGGCCCAAGCCAAAGAGTTTCAAAGAAGAGAGCTTATGGCTGTGCAATATGCTAATGATCTAAAAGATCAAAATGAAAAATTAAGACAGCAACAAAGAACTTTTTCAAACAGTTACAGTAATGAATTCACGAATCGAGTTGAATCTCAAATGACTTTAGCAAGACAAGCTTTAAAACAAGCAACAGAATCTGGAGATTCTGAGGCTATAGCATCTGCTACAGAAGCTCTAACTTTAGCTGCTTCTGATAAAGCTAGGCTTGAACAATATAGTCAAGCTCAAAAACAATATGAAGAACAAGAAAAAGTTTATTTAGAACAACAAGCCAACCAAATAGATTATCAGTCTGTTGGGCCTCAAGAGAACTATGCAGAGCCATCATCTAAAGCTCGTGAATGGGCAAAAAACAATACTTGGTTTGGACAAGACCAAGTTGCAACCTCAGTTGCTTTTGCAGTTCACAAGCAATTAGAGAACGAAGGCTTTGACACAGACAGCAATGAGTATTATAGTGAGATTGATAAGAGAGTGCGACAAGAGTTGCCTCACAAATTTAACGTGGAAGCAAATAAAAAACCCGTCCAGACTGTTGCTTCACCAACACGCAATACATCGACCGGACGCAAAAAAAATCGTATTCAATTGACGCCAAGCGAACAGGCATTATCCAAAAAGCTTGGAGTGTCATTTAAAGATTACGCAATACAAAAAGCGAGGCTACAAAAATCATGAGTAATAAAGATACTAGAGAAACTAGAGCAAACAGTAATGATGATAAGACTCCTAGAGAATTAGAAACTAGGAAGACTGAAGAAAGGCCAAAAGTATGGAAAATGCCAACGGCCTTAGAATTACCAGAAGAGGCAGTAAATGCCGCCAAATCTCAAGGTATTGTTTATCACTGGGTGAGGGAATCGGTAGCTGGAGTTGAAGACAAAACGAATGTCTCAAAAAGATTTCGTGAAGGATTCGTTCCAGTTAGACCTGAAGAGCTCCCCGGATATCATGAGTTGCCTATTGTCGATGATGGTCGTCACGCTGGAGTTATTGGAGTGGGTGGTTTGATACTGTGCAAAATACCAAAAGAAATCGCAGATCAAAGAAATCAATTCTTTGAACAACAAACCCAAAACCAAATGACAGCTGTGGAAAACGACCTAATGCGTGAAGAGAATCCTGCGATGCCGATATCGAGAGATATGAAATCCAGGGTTACATTTGGTGGAGAAAAAAGCAGTTAGTTTTTTTCTCTTTTTTTAAAAAATAATTTTATAGGTACATATATTATGGCTAACCAAGATGCTGCTTTCGGCTTAAAGCCAATTAGAATGCAAGGAAGTGGAAGTAATAGCGAAGGCGTTACTGAATACTCACTTGCTTCAGGCGCAAGCGGAAACATATTTTCAGGCGACCTAGTGAAGATGACCAATGCTGGCACTATTTTAGTTGCTAGTGCTACGGATAATCCTCTGCTAGGAGTCTTTAGGGGATGCAAATTTACCAATGCGAGTGGAGAAGTAATTTATTCTTCTTACTGGCCTAATGGTACAGTTTCATCAGACGCGGTGGCTTTCATATGTGACGACCCTAATATGTTATTTGAAGTGCAAAGCGCTGCTACAGGTTCTGTAGTACAAACAGTTGTTGGTAATAACGCCGACTCTGTTTATGCTTCTGGTTCAACATCTGATGGACAATCTGGTGTTGAAATTAGTGGAACTACAGCGGCTACTACTGCACAACTCAGAATCGTTGGATTTTCCAAAGATCCTGAAAATAACACTTTAGGTACTGGATCAGCTTCAGCAAACGTCAATATGATTGTCAAAATCAACGAGCACTTCTACGCTCAAACAACTGGAGTATAAATCATGGCTATTAATCGTTCACAATTAGCTAAGGAACTCGAACCTGGTTTAAATGCTTTGTTTGGCATGGAATACGCTAGGTACGAAGATGAACATAAAGAAATCTTTGAAACTGAATCTTCAGATAGAGCATTTGAAGAAGAAACCTTAATAGTAGGTTTCGGTAACGCACAAGTAAAACCAGAAGGAACTGGAGTCTCATTTGATTCTGCTTCAGAAGGTTATACTGCTAGATACTCACATGAGACTATTGCGTTAGCTTTTGCTCTTACAGAAGAAGCAATTGAAGATAATCTTTATGACAGATTGGGTGCTAGATACACTAAGGCTCTAGCAAGATCTATGGCTCATACGAAGCAAGTAAAAGGTGCATCTGTATTAAATAATGCTTTTTCATCAAGTTATACCGGTGGAGATGGTGTTGCATTAATCAGCACAGCCCACCCATTAACTGGTGGTGGTACATTTAGTAACAGACCAAGCACTTACTCTGACTTGAATGAAACATCTTTAGAAGATGCTTTAATTTCTGTTTCAACTTTTGTTGATGACAAAAATATGATCCTTGCTCTTCAAGGTAAAAAGTTAATCATTCCACCACAATTACAATTTGTGGCTGATAGACTTTTAAAATCACCAGGGAGAGTTAGTACATCTGATAACGATATCAATGCAATTAAAAATCTGGGAATGGTCCCAGATGGTTATTCAGTTAATCATTTTTTAACTGATAACGATGCATGGTATTTATTATCAGATTGTCCTGATGGATTTAAACACTTCGAGAGATCTCCTCTTTCAACTTCTATGGAAGGTGACTTTGATACTGGCAACGTCAGATTCAAAGCTAGAGAAAGATACTCATTCGGATGGTCAAACCCAAGAGCTGTCTTTGCATCACAAGGTGCATAAACCTTTTCCGGGGTGAGGGGAAACCCTCATTTAAAAGGGAGCTTCGGCTCCCTTTTTTTTTACATAAAAAAAATATTTGTTTATTTTTGATTAATAAATGTATAATGCAAGAAAAACATTTTAGGTTTTATGAATACAGCCTTACATGAATGTATAAGTTTAGCTAATTCTCCATGTGTTGGAGTATGTTCAACATCTGTGGCCCCATTCGATGAAACATGTATTGGATGTGGTAGAACTGTCGATCAAATAAGAGACTGGGAATCTTTTTCAGATTTTGAAAAAAAAATAATTAATACTACCAATTGGTTAAAAGGATATAATATAAGACAAAAAAAGGATAAAATAATTATTGTGAAAAATAATATTTCAAGAGAAAAATTAAAAGATATTCAAGGTCGATTAATTACTATTCAAGCTTTAATAGAGATGGTTGGAAAAGATTTAGTAGACTTTTTTGGCACAAATCCTATCATAGAAAATACATATAAATCTCTATATCAATCTAGAGAAAGTGTTTTAGAGGCAAAACAAACACTTCCACATTTAGACTAATCTGATATACTTAATTCAATATCTAGGATAAATTAATTTGTTCTATCGACTGACCTAGCAGACAAGCCGAGACAATAGAACTTATTTCCCAGGAGGAAATTATGGCAAAATCGAGCTTTAGCGGTCCCGTCCGTTCACAAAACGGCTTTATAACCTACAGAGTCGACTCCACAACAGGAGCAGAGACTACCTATGGAACTAGAGAAGGTGGCACTTATCAAATTGGTGGTGTTACTGGTAGTAGCTCAATATTAGGTTCAGCCCCCACAGACTTTTTTACAGGTAAAGGCTCAAGTCCTGATTCTGTAATTAACCCTTTTACAAGTGGGACAACTTCTATAACAGATGCTTTAGGCAACGATATTCCTTTAGGATCAGTTTTATACTACGGCGATAGAGTATTTAGATATGGTAAAGTAGGTGGTGTTGCATTAACAGCAGGAAAACTTGTTCAAACTATTGTTGGAACAAAAGCTGATCACCAAGATTTAGCACCAACAGCAAATGTCGCAGCAGGTGAATATGCTATTTCAGTAGAAACAGCAGGAACTGACCTTACTTTAAATCAATATGCAGGCGGTTATCTTTATGTAAATGATGCAGCAGGTGAAGGGCAATGTTTAAAAATTGCTTCTAACCCAGCACACGATCATTCATCTGACCCTTCAGTTGTAATAACATGTCACGATGCATTGGCTACAGCAATAACAACTTCATCTAAAGTTTCTTTAATGTCAGATCCTTGGTCTGGACTTGTAGTTGCACCAGCAGCAGAAACAGGTGCAGTAATGGGTGTTCCCGTTGTTGACATGGCATTAAGTGCTTATGGTTGGTTCCAAACTTATGGACCAGCAGCAGTATTAACTGTAGGAACATTAGTGCTTGGACATAACGCAGTTAGATCAGCAACAGTTGCAGGTGGCGTAGCTCCCGCAACAAGTGACATACTTGATATTGTAGGAACTGTCATGTTGGTTGATGTAACCACTGACTACTCATTAATTAAGCTCAACATATAAGTAGGAGTAAATTATGGCAGGAGATTCAGATGTACAAGCAGTTTTTTTGACTGCTGACACAAATGCACTTGATGCTGATAGTGCCGCCCAAGCTCAAACACCAAGTGGTGCAGGAAATCTTACATTAAATGGAACTGATGCATCTGGCGGCGTAGTAACATATTCAGCGGGAAGGATCTTAACAGTCCTTTCCGCAGGCGATGATACTGGAAAAACTTTGACTGTTACAGGCACAGATGTAAATGGTGATTCACAAACAGAAGAAATAGTTCCAGCTAATGCTGGTACTAAAACTGGTACTAAGTATTTTAAAACAATCACCCAAATTGCAATTGATGCAGCAGCAGCAGGAAATCTTTCAGTTGGGCATAACGCAAGTTGTGCAGATGTAATTTTTGCAGGAAGGAGCAGATTAAAAGGAACTTATATGGTTAATTCAGCAACAGCTGGAACTATTGATTTCTTAACTACATCACCAACTGGTACAAGCACAATGAAACTTGGAACTGTGGCTAGTGCTACTGTAACTCGTGATGTAAGTATGCCTGAAGATGGAGTGTTATTTACAAGCGGAATATATATTCAATATACAGTTAGCACGTTTACTACAATGACAGCTTTTCATGCGTAATAATGGCGCTATCAGGTAGTACAGATTTTGAACCAAATGTAGCTGAGTTTGTAGAGGAAGCATTTGAAAGATGTGGCCTTGAACTTAGAACCGGTTATGATTTAAAAACAGCAAGAAGATCTATTAATCTTATGCTTGCTGAATGGGCTAATAGAGGTTTAAATCAATGGACTATTGAGCAAGCAACTCAAACTGTTACCGAGGGGACTGCTAGTTACACTTTAAATTCAAATGTAATAGACATTCTTGATTGTTCTTTAAGAAGAACTACAGGTGGAACAACAACTGACATGCAAATGTCAATGATAAGTAGGAGTGAATACTTAAATATTCCAACCAAAGCAACAAAATCAAGACCATCAGAATTTTTTTTAGATAAACTAACAACGCCTGTATTAAAAATATGGCCATCGCCAGAAAATTCTACTGACATATTAGTTTTTAATAAAATAGTTAGAATGGATGATGCAGATGCAGGAACAGATACTATGGATATGCCTTTTAGATTCTATCCATGTTTTGCAGCTGGACTTGCATATTACATTGCAGTTAAAAAAGCTCCAGATAGGGTTGTCCTACTTAAACAAACATATGAAGAAGAGTTTGAAAGAGCTCTTTCTCAAGACCAAGACAGAGCATCATTTAGAGTATCTCCATATAAACCAGGATTATAATAATGGCATATGCTTCTGATAAATATGCAATAGCGCTATGTGATAGGTGTGCATTTGAATACCCATTAAATCAATTAAAAAAAGAATGGACTGGTTTAAAAACTTGTTCTGAATGTTGGGAACCAAAACATCCACAACTAGAACCTTTGCCACATGTTTCAGATCCAGAAGCATTATATGAGCCTAGGCCCAATAACGATAAAGAAGTTGGCCAAGGATATATTGTTGTAGTTTATTCAAATCTTTATCAACCTCATTATATAAACTCAGATATCATAGGAACTAAGTTTTTAATATCAGAAATGACAGGTTCAGTTGGAAGCGTTACAATTACTACATAATGAGCAGTCCATTAACACTATCAGAATTAAAAACACTTATACAAAACTATGTTGATAATAGTGAAACTACTTTTGTTAGTACATTAGATGACATTATAAAAAATACTGAAGAAAGAATATTTGAAATTGTTCAATTTGATTATTTTAGAAAAAATGTCAACGGAAATGTATCAACTGGAAATAGATTTCTAACAGCGCCAGCTGATTTTGAATTAAGTTTCTCATTAGCTGTTATTGATGGTAATGGAGACTATTATTATTTAGATAAAAAACATCCAAGTTTTATGCAAGAATATGCTCCAGATCCTACAGATTCATCAAAAAGAGGCAGACCTCTTTATTATGCAGATTTTGATAAAGAGCTATCAACATCTTCAAGCACTGGATCTACTTTTATTTTAGCTCCAGTACCAGATTCTGATTACAGCACAGAATTACATTATTTATATAAACCAAATTCATTGGTTACTGATACGACAGGAACTTGGATATCTGAAGTAGCTAGAAATGCTTTGTTATATGGATGTTTAGTAGAGTCTTATAT